AGCAAAAGTTAAAGAATCATTAACTAACGTTGGAACACAATCTAACTTGTTAATTTCTTTAACAGAAGATAACAGCGGAGATACAGTTTGGATTAACAAAAACAGAATAAACAGTGTTGGAGAGTTAAGCTCTAAAGCTATCATTTATTTTGATTCAGCTGGAGCTTCTAACGAAAGAATTAAAGTATCTGAAACAGCTATGGCTGTTAAGGTTGCAGCAATCACTAAAGAAGGTGATTTAGCTTACTTACTTGATTCATTTACAGCTTCTCCAAACGTTGTTGTTCTTGACTCTACAGTTGGAGATGTTGCTGCTAATTTTGCAGCAGGTTCTGTTTTCACTGTTTTCGGTGAAGACGATTCAAATGACAATATTTACACAGTTGTTTCTGCTACTTTTGATGGAACAAATACCAAAGTAACAGTTTCTCAAACACCAACAGCAAATGCTACTGCTACAGGCTACGCTTGGGTTAATTTAGCTGAAGCTAATCAAGTTGCTTCTACTTATTCTCCAGGAACAGCTAACACTGGTGTTACAGCAACTCACTATACTGGTGATGGTAAAAACTTCACTACAAAACTTGTTGTAAGTCAGGCAGACGCTTTAACAGTTGCTGATAATGCTGCTTTAGGAGATGGATACCTATTATACACATTCCCTGCTGGAGCATACTCTGTAACATCTATCAAGATGGATATGGCAATCACTTTAGCTGAAGATACAACAGCTACTCCAGACGTAGGATTAGGTTCTGTTGAAGCAACAGGAGCGGTTTCTGTTTTAAGTGGTACGGCTACTTTTGAAGACTATTTAACTGGTCAAACAGCCGCAGATTGTGCTGGAACAGCTACATTAAAAACAGCAGCAGCTGCATTAGTAGTTGAGGCTGCAGCAGCTCACACTCTTTACTTTAATGCTGCCGCTACTTGGGCAGACACAGCGGGTGCAGACTTGACTGGAGACATAGCTGGAGAGGTGTGGATTCAATGGTCATTATTAGATTAATTTCATATTTTATTTTTTAAGTTTTAAACCCTGATTAATTTCAGGGTTTTTTATTACCTTTGTTTTTAGAATTAAATTAAATTTAAATGGAAAGACCAACTAAGCTGTCTGGAGAACAGGGTAAATATATAGAATACCTTGAAGATAAAATCAGTAAATTCTCCCCCAAAAAACTAAGAGTTAAGAGTTATCTTACTTATAAAAAGATTATTGACGACACAACAAAGCTCGTCCTTAATGGCATAGAGATAGATAATCCAAATGAACCTGGAACTAAAATCCATGTAGACATAATCAGCCAATCGGCATTGACTGATAAGGATGAAAAAGCATTTGAAAGAGTTCAGAAATTCATAGACAAACTACCAGAATACACAAAGCAAGCAGAGATATTAGAAAAAAATATAACTGAAGAAGAGATTATAGAAGAACAAGAGATGCTTAAAGGAGACATGTCTGTAGAAAGTTTTATTAACTATAACAATGGGTAAGGGAATAGCTCAAAGATATACTTATGAGGATTTCGATAGACATAGGATTATCGATGAATTTGAATTTACACTACCCAAGCCTCCACCAAAAAAAGAAATAGACGGCTATGGCTTGAAGAAGGAAGACCAGATGTTTAGGCCTTTCGATAAAAAATACATAAAAGAAGTTAATTCGAGATTCCTTTTGGGCAAATTAACCCAAGAAGACAAAGAACACATAAAGCTTCATTGGCATAGAAGACTAAATGGATATTGGTTTTTTAATAATGGATACTTAGAATATATAACAGGACTTCATTATTATTATTTAACAGCATGGAACATTATTCGTGTAGAAGAAGTAAAGAGGCCTGACGGCTCTATAGGAACAAGAAAAGTATCTGGTCTTCCAAGCTTTACAGATTCAGATAGAGACCATTACTATATATGGTCTGACGTGGTTGCTGATGTTAATTGCTACGGAATGCTTGAGATAACCAACAGGAGGGACGGAAAGACAGAAAGAGCTAATTGTACCAACAATGAACTCATATCCAGGTCTCCAGATTCTATTGGTGGCATACAATCGAAAACAGACACCGATGGAGCAAAAGTATTTAAAAAATTAGTCAGGTCATGGAGATTGTTACCAGAATACTTCAAACCTGTTGATACTGGTGATAGTGACCCTAAGAAAGCACTAGAGTATAGAAACCCTAAGAAAAGAAGCACCAAAACACAAATAAAAATATATTCTGAAGTTTTGGATTCCGAGATTAATTATGGAAATGCTAAAGAAGAATATTACGATGGGGATGGATTGGCATTTATATTTCATGACGAGATAGGTAAAACAGCAACAAGAGTTGCGGATGTGCATGAGAGATGGTATATCGTAAAAGAATGTTTGGCTGACGGTGCAGATGTAACGGGAAAGGCACTTTTAACTACCACCGTAGAGGACATGGAGAAGAAAGGGGGTATAAACTGTAAAAAGCTATGGGACGAATCAACCATATCTTCAGAATATTTTAAGAGAACAAAACAAACAGAGTCTGGACTAAAAAGATATTTTAAACCAGCTTATTACGGACTAAGAGGTTCTGATAAGACTGGAGATGAAACTCCTACATTTATAGATAAATACGGTTACTCAGACATAGTTGCAGCTGAAGCATATTTGATAAAAATCGAAAAAACTTTAACTGGAGAAAAATTAATATCAAGGAGAAGAAAATACCCTAGAACAATAGATGATGCATTTATAATATCTGGAAAAGGGGATGTATTTCCTACTTATAAGATATACGAGCAGAAAGACTACAACGATTTACAACCATCAAGCATAATAAGGACAGGAGATTTTGTGTGGGAGGATAAAAGCAAATTGAAGGTTGAATTTTATGACAACCCAGAAGGATTATTCAATGTAGCATGGATGCCACCGCCAGAACTGAGGTGTGCACATGATTTTGATTCAAGAGGATTAGCTAAGCCAAAATTTGCTCATACAGGGCAAATCGGTGTTGACCCTTTCGACCACAAAGAAACAGCAGGAGATAAAAAGTCTGACGCTGCAGCATATCTTTACAAAAGATTTAATGTAAACGACATTAAGATGAGTAATGGATGGGTCTTAGAGTACGCTGGAAGAAGACCGAATCCAGATGATTTTTATGACGACATAATAATGGCCTCAATATTCTACAGCCTTCCTTTTTTGTCAGAGAACCAAAAACCAGGATTAAATAATCATGCAATTAGAAGTGGTTTAAAAAATTACATATACCAAACAAGACAAGGAGATTACACTCAATCAGATAGTGCTAAATTAGTCGATGGAGTTTCAACAGCTGGAGAGCTAGTTAGAAATCAAATGATAAACACGCTAGTTAGACACACCTATAAATACGTTGGTAAAATCTCTCCAGAAATACAGAAAAATGAATTTGGGTTTACAGATGAAAACATTATAGAGAATATGTTCGGACTATGCCCATTTAACGCACTACTCGAAGATATGCTTAAGTTTGATGCTAACAATTGGACTCCAAGCGATAGAACTGTAGCAGCAATGTTATCAATTCTACCAAACGCACCAATTAAAAGAAATATTAGAGACAAGGATGAGGCGTATAAAAATATAACGCTAGACAATCTTTTTAAGACTTATAAACTATAGTAATGGGAATATACAGAATATTTTCATATCTTTGTTAAAATATTTATATTTTGTTAGATGAGCAAATACAGTGAATCTTCTCTGAAGGATAAAATAAAGGAAAATCCTTTTCCAGTACTAAGTGTAGACCCTAAAGAAAAAGAAAAAGATTCTTTCGGTAAGAGAGTTGCTAAAAATATATATTACTCTGGGTTAGGAATTGATTTAAGTACAAACAGAAGAAGTATTGCTGCAGAAAACAGAGCCTATGCATCGAACAGACAAGATATAGATAAGTTTAAATCATTCCTTGACGCAGAGATTGATGACAAAGGAAATGAGTCTCACATAAATATAGATTGGAGTATTGCCGCTCCAGGTAAAAAGTTTGTCGACACAGTTGTTGGAGACATGATGAATCAAGACCATAAGATTCAATTCAACGCAATAGACAAATATTCAAAAGCTAAAGTAAAGAAAGATAGAGATAGCTTCTACGCTAAATTAGCTAGAGAAAAAGAGCTAAAGATGCTTGAACAAGCCTCTGGTGTTATACTGGAGAGTAGGGGTAACTTCACTCCTAGGGATGCCGAAGAGATAGAGATATACATGAGTCTTGAGTATAAGCAGGCTATAGAAATAGGTATGGAGCAAATATGCGACTTCATACTTTATGATAACGACTGGGATGTAAAGGTTAAAAAAAGAGTCATACATGACATAGTAGAGAACGGAGCAGGTGGAGTTAGACTGTATTTTGACAGGAACAATAAAATAAATATATCTTACTCTGATATACCTATGGATTATTACTCGTCATCAACAGACGAACAAGACCATAGTGATGCTGATTATCAAGCAGAAAGAAAGTTGTTATCTATAGCAGAACTTAAAAAGAGAGACTTATCAGGGAAAATAAAAGAAGAAGACTGGTTTAAGATAGCTCGAAAATCTGAAAAGAAATACGGAAATCCAGAGTGGAGATTCGGGTCTGATTATGATATGCATCACACGTATAACGGTTTCAGTTATGCTTATAATGATTTTAGGGTAGAGGTTTTAGACTTCATATTTTATACAGAAGACAAGTATAAATGGTCGGAAAGAGATGACAGATTTGGTAGAAGGGAAATATCAAGAAGAGGATACGATTATAAGACTCCAGAAAGAAGCAGCAAGAATTATGACTTAATAGATAAAGACATAGAAATGTCTTATGAAGGTATGTGGGTTGTTGATTCTGATATAATGATTGGCTATGGAAGAAGTAAAAATATTATAAGACCATACACTAAGTCTGGAGGTAAGATTTCATCAAAACTATTAAGAAGATATATTGTTTTTCAACCAAACCTAAGAAGTGGGGGCAATAAATCTATAGTTGATGTAATGAAGCCTCATCTTGACAATATTCAAGAGTTGGTTTTAAGAAAGAGACATCTTATAGCGGAAATGACTCCTACTGGGGTAGCTATAGATGTGGCAGGTATATCTGATGTAATGAGTCTTCTTAAGGAAGAAGACCCAATGAGAATAATAAAGCTATACAAGCAAAAAGGTGTGCTACTATTTACAAGGACAGATATAAATGGAAATCCAGCCAACGGATTACCTGTCCAAGAATTAAACAACCCGTTTGCTGAAAATTTAGCCGCACTAGACTCTTCTATTATAGCTGAGATACAACACATAAGAGATAATACGGGTATAAACGATGTTAGAGATGGCTCGTCCCCAGATAAGGATGCACTAATCGGCATTGAGAAAATGAGATTATTAGCATCAAACAACACGACTAGAGAAATATACAAAGCTTACTCAGAAGGCATACTTTCCAATATGGGCAAAGTAATCTCTAGAATGGTTCAGGCAAAATTTGAGCATGGAGATGGTGCTAAAGAATACGAGAACATAATAGGGGAGCTTGGAGTAAAAGCTATAGAGTTTGCTAACGAAATAGCTATAGCTCAACTTGGAATAAAGATTGAAGCATTACCTACCGATAAAGAGATAGAAGACTTAATGAAAGTATTAGAACTTTCTCTTGCAAATAAAGAGATAGGTGCTGAAGACTATCTTGAGGTTAAAAGGATAAACAATATAAAAAAGGCAGAAAGACTTCTAATTTACAGAAAGAAAAGACATGCTGAAAGACAAATGGAAGAGTTTGCTCAAAAAGAACAAATAACAGCTCAAAGAGAAGCTTCTTCATCCATGGCTGCAGCAGAAGCCGATAAGGTTAAAAAGCAAACAGAGCTTGAAGTTGAAATTAAAAAACAAGCGGAACTAAATAGACTGAAGAAAGACCTTGATGACCACGAAACTACTAATAAGATAAAATTATTAGATAGAGAAAGCTATCATAAACAAAAATTGCTAGAGATTCAAATGAAGCAAGGAAAATCTGAAGCAGAATCATTTGCGGTAGACAAACCAAAGGTTAATCAAAATCCAGTAGAAGCAATAGAAAGACAAGCTAGCGTTAATCCTTAATTAATAGGTCGTCAATCCTAACTTTAAAAAATTCAGAAACCCTTAGTATTGTTAATACTCCTGGGTTATAATTCTCGTCAGATTCCATTCTAGAAATCATTCTTCTAGATATTCCAGTTTGTTTAGATAGGCTCCAAACAGGAATATCAGTCGCTAGACGCAATTTCATTATTTTATTACAATTCAATTTAGCCATAAAAATGTTACTATAGTAGCCAATATGTACAAATGTAATTGATTATTTTGTATTAATAAAATTATATTAAACTAAATTTAAAATAAAATGAGCGATTTTTGGACACCAAAAAGTGACTTTGAGGAAATTAAAGAAGATGAATCAAGTCAAGAAAAAAACGATAATACTGAAAAAACTAAAGAAGATGAGGTTGAGGCAGAAGTAAAAGAAGAGAAGGAAGAAGCTAAGGAAGAAGAGACTGAAAAAGAAGAGGAAAGTGAAGAAAAAGAAACTAAAAAAGAAGAAGAAGAGACTGAAAAAGAAGAGGAAAAGGAAGAAGAAGAAGAAACCAAAGAAGAAGATGTTAAAAAAGAAGAGCGTTCTTTGAATGAAGAGTCTGATGAAGAAGAGGAAGAAGAATATGAGACGATATATGCGTCAAATATAATTGAAGACTTAGACAGTGTTATTAAAGAGAATTTTGGAGAGGATATTACTCTAGCAGATGTGATAGAATTTCAAAACAAGGATTTTGATAACATGGATGAGTTTGATTTAATTGAAGAACACCTTTACCTTCAAGAACCAGACATAGATGATAGATTACTCAAGTATGAAATGAAGAAATATGATTTGCTTAAAAAATCTAAAGAAGAGATTGAGCAAATGATTGAAGACGGAGACATAAAACAATCTGATTACGATGATGTTGAAATGTCATTTCTTAGAGCCGTTTCAAAAGCCAAGAAAGAATTAAAGGAGTTTCAGAAAGAAGTAAACATAAGTGATTTGGAGGTTTATTCCAATCCATCTGAAAAAAAACAGCCTCAAAAGTCCCAAAAGGAATTAGAGGAAGAAGCTGAAACTTACAACAAAAAGATTTCATCTTTTGTTGAGAAAAAGATTCAAGTAGGCTCAGAGAAAGAACCAAAAGAGCTAACATTATCAGTTAGCGAAGACGACCATAATGAAATCAGGGATTTCATATCGAATGGTCAAGATGGGTCTTCTTGGATTATTAGAAGATGGTTTGATAATGGACAACTAAATATAGAAAAACTTATTGCTGACGCAGACAAGATGATACACTATGAAAGAGATGTCGCTATAGCGTATACTCAGGGAGCTAACGCTAAATTAAGCGAGGAGGTTAAAAGCATAGATAACATCGACTTTAAAAAAGGAGAATCCTTTAAAAAAGAAGATGCAATGTTGTCTGAGGCAGCGCAAGTTATGAGAGATATTAATTAACTATTAATTTTAAAAAATTTAAAAAATGTCAAGTTTTAACACAGGCGGTTTAAATGTTGCAACCAGCCACAATTTTGTCTCTTACTATGAGGGACACGAACCAGATATTCAAGATGAATTGGTTCAGAGATATGCAAACTCAATGATTGGGTTTTTGGATTTTGTAAACGCTAAAAAAGCTACAGAATCTTTAGAGTTTTCTCGTTACGAGAAAGATAGAATTATGCCTAAAATTAAGGCTACAAATGGAGGTGCTGGCTCAGCTGGTGCTCAGGTTTCATTTACAGTTCATGCTGACGCTAAAGTAGCTATTCCTGCTGCGGCTCCTTATGACACTTCATCTACTCCTGACCAGGCGACCACTACTGTTAAGTTGGGTGATTTGATTTTAATCAAACCAGCTTCAGGAACTACTGCCTCTATGGGTTCTTATATTCTAGCTTTAGTTGATGGAACAACAAGTAACACTGCGTTTACTGCTACTCCAGTAAATTCTGCTGACGCAATTCCTTCTATTGCTTCTGCTGACGAAATTATCATCGTTGGTAACGGACATGGTGAAGGCTCTGGATTCAGTACTCCAATGTCAACTAAATCTACTAAGTACACAGAGAACTTACAAATCATTAAACATAGAATTAGAACAACTGGTTCTGAAGAGTTAACTAAAAAATGGTTTAAAGAGAAGAGCTCAGGACAAACTAAATTCGCTATTAGCGGTGAAGGTGATGC